TTTCTCTTCTTATTTTTCTAACAGATTCTATGCTCATTTTTTCAACTTTAATAACATTGATTACTCTATAATCTTTTCCTGCGCCATCTGCTATATCAATAGATAAAACAAACCTGTCACTGTCATCAATTTCATAAAGCTTGAAATCAGGATGCCATAACATGTTTTTGTATTCTACATCTTCGTACTCAAAGTCATCTATTTCTAGCCACTTGTACTTTCTGACTGTTTTCTTCATAGCTCTCAGTGCATCTCCACCCAGTAAAAGAGTGTCTCCAGCTAAGAACTGGTTACCATACTCCTGGTTGAAAAGCTCTTCTGATCCTAAGTTGGCAACTTCTCTCGCTTTCCATTTTTCATCTCTACCTGGCACTTGCCACCAGTCTACCCTGATAGGAGTGTACTCGTTTCTCTTTTCAACTGCTCCTTGGTATATTTCATAAAACTTGTTTCTTCCGTTCGGAGTACTAGTTATGATAACTTTAGAAATTAATGATGCGGCAACGGTAGGATAAACTGAACGATAAAAGGGTTCTAAGAAACTAGGTTGGATATGAGCGAACTCATCCATGTAGACAAGATGTAATGTAAAACCTATCGCTGCAGTTTTAGTAGTAGCTTGTCCCATAACTCTACATCCATTGTCAAATTTCATCGTCATCACGTTGTTAGTAATGATACCCGGCTTAAGAAAGAAAGGTAGTCCTTTGAAAACAGCCTTTATCTTATCTAAGATTTCAGCTGCAGTAGCTCCTTTGTTAGCTAGAACAATGGCATTTTTATCTACATTAAAAAGCAAGTACCAAGTTATGAATATTGCTGAAGTTACAGTTTTTCCAATCTGTCTACTAGCTAAGAAGACGTTGAATCTATTACCCTGTAGAGATTTTAATACTTCTATCTGGTAGGGCCTGAGAGTTATTTTCTGTATACCATAATCAGTCATGGCCATACAGTAATTATTAGCAAAGTATACTACATCCGCTGCACACTTTGCAATTTCTCTCATCTCTTGTTCAGAGTACTCATAAACTACTTCTGCTGCTTTCCAGTTAGGGTCATTTTCATGAAAAGGAGTTCCACCTGGTGGCACATCACCGGTCTCTTCGATGAACTTTATGCACTCTGCAACTCTTTCAGAGTTCCAGACTCTGTTATTGTTCTTAGAATTATTGTTTGTCTGTAAGGTCTTCGTAAAGGTCATCTGGTTTGTTGTTTTTTGCTTCATCCATGTAACCTTGAACTAATGTCATAAGACCTTTAGTTCCTCTAAATTTAGAAGAATTTTCATCTTTCTCTACATCCTCAGAAATTACATCTTGAGTCTTGTCTACTACATTTTTCCAGTCGTAGTTCAAGTTTTTGTAGTTATTCTCCATAGTCACCATGAATGCTGCAAGGTGTTTAACTATTTCCATTTTTGATTTCTGAAGAGATGCCAAGACTTCAAAATGTCTAGCCTGTGGGCTTCCACTGTCTATCTCTTCAAGAAGTTTCTTGATAGCATGTTCAGCGGTTCTCATTTGGAAAAGCAAATTAGAAACTGTCAGCTTATCAACTTCCATCTTTTGAAATACATAATCTTGCTCTTTAACAAAATCTGCTGGAAGGTACATGAGTATAACAGACTCTACTATATCAGATGCTTTGTTATCAGACTCAATCTTTACCTCATCGTAGTTCAATGGGGCTATAGACTTTAGTTTAGGTAACACATCTTCTCCTGAAACAGCTTGTATGCCTTCATTGTTAACACCGAGTAAAATATCTTCAAGATCCTTAGCTTGTTTCTTGAGATTTTCCATTTCTTTCTTGTTCATAGTCCGTATTTTCTTGTTGCTATTCTTTTTCCCCAGCCAGCTTGCTTAGTGCGAATAATGAAATCGTTGTAAGTCTCTTTTTCTACTTTTAAAGGCATTATAAAAGTATTGTCATTTACTTCTACTGCATCCTCGTTAGAGTCTAGCAAAATTTCTACTGGAATTGTGTGATTATGAAAACAATCTTCGAACTGGCTGTTGATATGTTCTATCATTGGATCATTCTGCCCTTGAACTAGAAGTCGTATCTCAGTCTTAGGGTCATACCAAGCTCCTCCTGCCCCATGATCATGAGATTCATCTGCTGGAATTTCGACTCTTGCGATCCTTTCTTTTAAGTTAACTTCTACGTAAAAATCATCTTCTTCTCCAAAACAAAAATCAAAATCGTGTTTGAAACCTGATTCAGAAAATTCTTCGAAAAGCTTAAAGTA